GAGGGGTTGCAACCATCACAGAACTCACGGATCAAGGCGAGCCGCTGGGTATGGAAGAACAAACTGGCGCGGAAGGAACAACTACCGCCTGAAGGTGATTGGAACATTTGGCTTGCAATGGCAGGCCGTGGATTTGGCAAAACAAGATTAGGCGCTGAAGAAATAGCCTGGCAAGCAATTGTTCAACCCGCTACAAGGTGGGCTGTTGTTGCTCCTACTTTCTCAGATGCAAGAGACACATGTGCAGAAGGTGAGTCAGGCATTGTTGCCGTCTTACAGCGTTACCAAATGCTTCAGAATTACAACCGTTCTATTGGCGAGATCCTGCTCAAGAACGGTAGCCGCATAAAACTATTTAGCGCAGATAACCCTGAGCGTTTCCGTGGCCCGCAACATCATGGGGCTTGGTGTGATGAGTTAGGTGCATGGCGCTATCAAGATGCCTGGGATCAATTACAGTTTGGCCTACGCCTGGGAAAGAAGCCGCGTGTAATTGTTACTACTACACCGCGCTCTACGGCCCTGATACGCATGCTTGCAGGCCGTACAGATGGCTCAGTAGTAATTACTAGGGGAAGCACATTTGATAACGCTAAGAACTTAGCCCCTAGTGCATTGATGGAATTACAAGCCCGTTACAACGGCACACGATTAGGTAGGCAAGAACTTTATGGAGAAATCCTTGATGATGTTGAAGGCGCATTGTGGACTAGAGGATTGATTGACCGCACACGCATTGCAGTAGCCCCAACTATGGCGCGCATTGTTGTAAGCGTAGATCCTGCTGTAACTAACAGTGAGAAGTCAGATGAAACAGGCATTGTTGTTGTTGGATCTACTTCAGATGGCCAGGGCTATGTGCTTGGTGATTACTCATTTAGAGGATCGCCGTTGCAATGGGCTACAAAGGCAGTAGAACTGTTTGACTCATACAAAGCAGATGCAGTGTTGGTTGAAGTAAACCAGGGCGGTGACATGGTGGGCGCAGTGCTAAAGCAAGTACGGCCTACCTTGCCAATTAGAGAAGTGCGAGCGCATGTAGGTAAGAAACTCAGAGCAGAGCCAGTAGCGGCTATGTATGAGCAGGGGCGTATTCACCACATAGGAGAGTTTGCAGAGTTAGAAGATCAAATGTGTACCTGGACAGTAGATGAACCAAACTCACCTGACCGCATTGATGCAATGGTGCAGGGTTTTAGTGATCTATTAGGAAAAGTTACGGTTAGTAATTACTTTAACGCTATTGCTAATCATTGCCCTAAGTGCGGCTTGCCAATGCCTAAATCATTTACACATTGTTCAGCGTGTAGAAGCGCTATGATTGTGACAAATTCTGAGGTGGCACAAGGAGCATAATGGCTGACAATTACAACACAATAATTGATCAAGGCTCTGATTGGTTTCGCAATTTCTTGTACACACAACCTGCAACGATTACAAATGCAGTAGGCAACGGCACAACTATTACATACACCGCAGAAAATGGATTTAGTGCAGGGCAGACTGTTTACATTGAAGGCATTTTGCCTAGCCAATACAACTTAGGCAATGTAACAATTGCTTCACGCACCTCAACACAATTTACAGTTACAAATGCGGCTACTGGTTTGTACATTCAAGGCGGAGACGCATTAAGCGCAGTGGACATTACTGGTTACACAGCCCGCATGCAATTGCGCTCGCTACCTAATGACACCATTGCAGTTTTAACGCTTACAGAGACAAGTGGCATTACAATTGATGGGCCTAGCGGAACTCTTGCAGTTCGCGCAACAGCACAACAAACAGGCGCAATAATTGCAGGCCCTTATTATTATGATTTAGAGATAACATCACCCGCTGGTGTAAAAACACGGCTTGTTCAGGGTGAATTAAATGTAAACGCAGAGGTGACAAGATGACATACAACCCAAATAATTTTCTTAACAATCCAAACCCTGTTGGAACTCCCAATGTCATTGTTGTAACACCTGGCCCTATGGGGCAACAGGGCGTTCAAGGTATTCAGGGTATTTCAGGTAACTTCTCTGCTCAAGGCACACAAGGCACACAAGGTTTACAAGGCGGCGGATTTAACCAGGCGCAAGGCACACAGGGTTTACAAGGCCCACAGGGTACAACTGGTATTCAAGGTGTTATTGGCTTGCAAGGTGTAGAAGGCGCGCAAGGAACAACAGGTACTCAAGGTTTAACTGGTATTCAAGGTTCATTTGGTGTGCAGGGAACTACTGGATCAGGTGCGCAAGGAACAATTGGTGCGCAAGGCGCGACAGGCACACAAGGATTTAATGGAACACAAGGCACAAATGGAACGCAAGGAATTATTGGTGCGCAGGGCGCAACAGGTACACAAGGTTTAGTTGGTATTCAAGGTGTTCTTGGTTCACAAGGCACAACAGGTGCTAATGGTGTGCAAGGATCAACAGGAACACAGGGCGCAATTGGTAGCCAGGGTTCAATTGGTACACAGGGCAACCAGGGTACAAATGGTGTGCAAGGAATTGAAGGCGCGCAGGGAACAACTGGCTTACAAGGCTTTGTAGGAAACCAGGGTGTTACTGGAACTGGTACACAGGGAACAACAGGTAGCCAGGGTACTCAAGGCGTATTAGGTTTACAGGGCTTAACAGGTATTCAAGGCACAACAGGTGAAACGGGCGCTCAAGGTACGCAGGGTGTGCAAGGCGTTGATGGTATTCAAGGAGTAACTGGATCACAGGGCGTTAATGGTACGCAAGGTGCTGTTGGCTCTCAAGGTATTAACGGAATTCAAGGCTTAGAAGGTGCGCAGGGTGTTGTAGGAACTCAAGGCACTATTGGCTCACAAGGACTTGATGGAATTCAAGGTACAAACGGAACACAGGGAACACAAGGCGTTATTGGTGTTCAAGGTTTAGAAGGCGCACAAGGTACAGCGGGCTTTGTTGGATCTAACGGATCACAAGGTACAACTGGTTCTCAGGGTGTACAAGGCACTACTGGTATTCAGGGCTTAAACGGTATTCAAGGTGTTCAAGGTAATACTGGTGCAAGCGGTACATCATCATCTATTTTTGAGTATCAAGCAGATACTACAACTCAAACACCTGTACCTGCCGCTGGCAGAATTATTTGGAATAACGCTACACAAATTTCTGCAACAAACATTTACATTTCTCATTTAACAGATTTCAATGTGGACATTGATTTTCTATTAGCAAACATTAAAGATAATGACATTTTCTTTATTCAAGATAGAACTGACTCTAACAATTATCAAGAGTGGGAAGTAAACGGCACACCTACATCTGTTACTAACAGTTATTTCACTTTTCCTGTAACACTTTTAACATCAGGTGGAACAGGCACAACAGGTTTTGCCAATAACCATAATCTTTCTCTTATCACTCAAAGCATTGGCGTTCAAGGAGTTACTGGTGCGCAGGGAACTGTTGGCTCTCAAGGAACTACTGGATTGCAGGGAGTTCAAGGAACTACTGGAATTCAAGGTGCAGAAGGTTTGCAGGGTGTCACTGGTTTACAAGGAAATACTGGCTCACAAGGCGTACAGGGCATTGAAGGATTGCAGGGTGTTACTGGTACTCAAGGAGTTAATGGACTTCAGGGCATTACAGGCTCTCAAGGTACAAACGGTACTCAGGGCGTTGAAGGCGCTCAAGGTACAACTGGTACACAGGGCTTAGAGGGAATTCAAGGTACTGAAGGAACTCAAGGCACAACAGGAACTCAAGGTACGCAGGGCATAACTGGATCTCAAGGAACAACTGGCACACAGGGTTTAACAGGTGCGCAGGGTTTGACTGGTAGCCAGGGAACTGACGGTATTAACGGAACTCAGGGAACTGTTGGTACTCAGGGAACTCAAGGAACACAAGGCTTAGAAGGATTGCAAGGCGTAACTGGAACTCAAGGTACTCAAGGAGTGCAGGGTGTTCAGGGAACGCAAGGCACACAAGGAACTCAAGGTGTTCAAGGGCTTGAGGGAATTCAGGGTATTGAAGGACTGCAAGGGGTTACTGGTACACAAGGAGTTCAAGGTGTAACTGGATCTCAAGGTGCAACAGGATCTCAAGGTGTTCAAGGCACTCAAGGGCTAGAAGGTTTACAAGGCTTTACTGGCACACAGGGAACTACTGGTGACACTGGTGCGCAAGGTTTAACTGGCTCACAAGGTACAACTGGAACGCAGGGATTAACTGGATTACAAGGTACTGAAGGCGCTCAGGGAATTCAAGGTACAACTGGAATTCAGGGCTTGCAAGGTACAACTGGTTTGCAGGGAATTACTGGAACAGGAACACAAGGAACGCAAGGCACAAGCGGCGTTGCAACAGTGATCCCATTCCAAGTTGGCTTGATGCTAGGCGGTATGTAACTAGCGAACCCACAGCATGCCAACATCTGCCGTTGGTCTAAGGTTTGCTACTTTCCACCCGCCATCAATCCATTGATCTGATGTGAGTTGATGCCACGCTAATAATTCATTTGCGTTGTTCGATTGCATGTTGCCCCATACTTCAGGCTCTTGTAAATGGTTCACAATGTATTGCGCGGCCATTTCTTTGTAGCCCAATGTAAATAAATAATCTAACTGATCTTCATGTTGGTGCATGGTTTCAAATGTCCACTCAAAGCAAAGCGTTCCCCCATAGTGCCGCGTCATGCCTTTCATCACTTGCCACTCTGCACCTTCAACATCAATCTTGATCAAGTCAGGGTTGCCGTATGTATCTGCAAGGGTGTCAATAGTAATTGTGTTTACTTCTACCTCACGGTGAGGTTTGCCTTTGTACGGCATGCCATCTTTGGTTAGCCAGTCTTTGCTCAGCGAACTAAGGCCATCTTCTTCTGCCTCATAAAACTTTAAGCGCTCGCCATCTTTGTCACTGACTGCCATTCTAAGAGGCACAACATTAGGGTTGTAGATGAAGTTACCAACCAACTCTGAATAAACCCGTGGTGCGGCTTCTAAGGCTATTACGCGGTATCCCTGATTAAGTCCTGCAATGGTTGCATCACCACGATTAGCACCAACATCAAATAGAAGCATTGCCTATCCTCTCAAGATTGTTTTGCACTGCGGCTTTGTAACCTGGATCTATTGGCATGGCGTTAAGGCGGCCAAAGATTTGTATGCTCTCATCTTTGCGGCCTATCCACCAAGCCGCTACTGCCTTCTCAAACAAAAGCACATACTGACCTTCATAACCAACATGTACAGGAAGCGGTGAGTTAAGTTGATTGTGCAATCCTATGTTTGCCCAGGTATAACACTCTTGCCACTGCCCTAAACGCTCATGAAACTGCGCCAAAAGGAAATAACCTTCAGGACGGTATGGCAGATAAGCGACAGCCTGCAATAAACAATTAGTTACTGTCGCTTGGCGGTCATTTTGGTCATCAAAACAATGGGCAACCTTAAGAAGTGAGGCATAAACCAAGGTGGGGTGTGACTCATGACCGTATTCTGCGGTGCGCAAATAGAAAGAAACGGCTGAGGCTGTTTGGTTTTGCTTCTCGTATTCCACTGCTACATCAAAATTAAGCACTGGATTAAATGGATCTTTAGATAGTTCTATAACTAATTGCTCAATTTTCATACGCCAGTGCCTCCATAATTAAATCTTCTACTACTGCGCCAGGTACTTGCAAGACAAATGCGGCGTTATCCTGAAAACCAAATGACACCAAAAGGTTGCCGTTATGTACTGCCGCACCTACACAGAACTCAACTCGAGCATCTAAGAATGAGAATTC